TTTCGGTCAGGGGTGCTTCTGCCACTACGTTCTCTCCGGTGATGCAGTGGCAGACTGGTCACGCGACCGAGCCTCCCGTGCTGCATTCAGATAGTTCGCGTGGGCCTCGTCGGCCTCGATCTCTTCGCGCCGCACCCGAGCCATCTCGGATATCTCGCGCGCTGCGCTCTCTCCGTTCGCCAGGAAGGCGTGCATGATCGTCCTGAGTGACTGTGCAGCCTGAGCGCGGAGCGTCCCTCTGAAAGCATCCTCGGCGTTCTGGGCGGTACGGCAGAGTTGCAGCGCGCTCGACTCGACGTAGGACAGCGCGGCCTCGAAGATGGGCGAGTTGAGGATCTGCTTCGCCTGGGCTGCGCGCTCCACGTCCTGGTTCAACTCGTGACGGGTCTTGGGGCTCATTGAAGGTTCTCACCTCCGCCCTGACCCATGACTGAAAGCATGGCCTGATCGACCGCGGAGATGAGCGCGGCAGAGTCGCCGCCCTCCATCGAATCGAAGATCGACCACGGGTCGTCCATGTTTGCGCTCGCGCCCTGCAGGTTCAGCTTCTCGACCTCAATCTCGTGGTCGAGTTCCTTGACCTTCAGGTCCGCCATCGCCTTGAATCGTTCAAGCTCAAGCCGCTGACGATCGATCTCAAGCTTCATGCTCTCGATCTGCTGCTGGGCCTGAACCGCGAGGTCCGCCGGGTCTGGCTGCGGCGGAGGGGGCGGATTCATCGAGGGGTCGGTGATGAACTGCTCGGGCTCCTTGAAGCCCAGGGCCTCGACCATCGCAGACGCGGTCGCGAACAGGTTCTGCTGCGTGACCATGTTGCTCATGCCCGAGGCCAGGAGCTTCTCTTGAACCGCCGCCAGCGTCTGGAGGTTGTTCACCTTCTCCATCCGGGTGCCGTGCCCGAGGCCGACCGCGATCTGGGCATCCATGTTCGTGGCCCAGTCGCCGGGGTTGATGGGCACCCACTCGCCGCCCGCGTACAGTTGCATCTCGGAGCCGTGCTGGAGCAACTCCTTGTAGATCAGCTTGAAGATCCGCTTGACGCCCGTGTCCGCAAAGACGCGAGCGATCAGGGTGGCACGCTGAGCGGCTGCGCTCTGCTGCACCATCACACCGTACGCGGTCTTGTTGATCGAACTCGGGTCGATGCCCTGCCCTTCCGGCGTCACCCCGGTGCGCGACTGCAGCATCTCCCTGTGGAGCGAGAGCGCCGGCAGGATGTCCGCCGCGTTCGTCTTCATTTCGAGGGGACGAAGGGCACCTGGGGCGTACTCCTCGACATAGGAGCCCGGCGTGGCATCGATGAGCTGGTTCAGGTTGACCAGCGGCATCGCCGTGTCGCCCACGCCCTGAGAAAGCACGACCATGCGGGGATCGGTCGAGAGGTAGAGCGAATCGAGATACTGACGCCAGAGCGTGGTCTGGATGTTCTCGATGTCGGTCACCGCGTCCGCGAGGCTGAGACCGTAGAAGCGGTGCGGGACAGGGATCGGGGTGACGCTGGCGAAGGGGTGACCGTCCACGGGATCCGCAGAGATGAACTTCTGCGCGTACTCTCCCGCGACCAGGACGCGCCACCACTCGGAGATGCCGTCGTCATCCGTGTCGATCAGGACGTAGCACTCGGTCACGAGGACGCTGCGCTCTGAGTCGGTGCGGTCTGCGAAGCCGCTATCGATCCCGTCCTGCTGCGAAGAGCGGAGGATCTGCGACGTGTCAGTCGTAGAGCTCGGCTGCGTGGTCGGGATGCTGTTGGCGAGCTCAGGGTCGATGCCTGAAGCGATGAGCTGCGACACCGTCGTGCGGATGCGCTGCGCTAGAAACCGAGCCGAGGGGTCTTCGATACCCTTCGCGTCGCGGTTGATCAGGAAGTCCTCGGGCGCGACGTTCTCGATCCGCACCCGTCCATCATCGGGCCGGCGGACGCCCTTGATCGTAAACAGCACAGAGTTGAGATCGAGCGTCGAGAGGTCGATCTCTTGCTCGTCCAGTTCGACCAGATCGCCGGCCTCGTCCATGACGACCGGCACGCTCTCGCGGAACTCGAAGTGCTTGTCCTGGGCGAGCATCGCGACCTCGTCGAGTCGCTTCCCCTCGTAGGTCTCGAAGTAGCCCTCCTGACCCTCGTCCCAGTAGACCTTCACGATGCCGTTTCGCTGGATCAGCGCGTCGCGGAACATCGTCATGAGGATCTCGAGACCGTTGTTCTTCCTGAAGACGTGGTTGCACGCTTGGGTCGCTGCACGCGCGCTGGGCTCATCTTCCGGCCCCTGCGGCACGAAGGTGCAGACCTCGTTGGACGAGACGAAGACTTCAAGCAGTCCGGGGAGGATCTGCTCTACCTGCTCGAACACGATCCGGCTCGACGCCTGTGATCGACCCTCGACCTCGTCGCCGCGTCGGTTGCCGAACCACTCGTTCAGGTTCCGCTGCCGCGCCCTCGTCAGGCGCGTCCCGGTCCACCCCAGCGAACTGTCGATCTCCTTGCGGCAGACCGAGAGCATCTGGTTCTGATCGTATGCAGGCTGCTCTTCCATCACTTCGTCCATCAGGCCCGCCTTCTGGGTTGCGGTCGAGGCCGCTCGACGTTGACCAACTCTCGGATGCCCATTGCGAGATACCCGAAGGCATCAGCGCCGTGGGACGCCCAGTCGTGGACGGGCTGGTGCTTCAACTCACCGGTCGGCGACGTGTCTCGATGCCACGAGCGAAGAGCCTCGACCCCCGCGGCCGTCTTCTCTCGATCGAAGTAGCAGCGGGGGAGCAGCATGCGGCTTGCTTCGATTCGCTCGTCGATCTCCGAACGGGTGGACTGGGAGACCCGTGGGAGGACTCGGAAATTGATTCCGAACCCCGCTGCAACCTCGAAGCGGCTCTTCCCTGTGCCGAGCTCGCGCACGCCGATGTCGTGGGGCGCAATATGCTCGCCGTAGGTGTAGCCCTTGTCTTTCAGCACCTGGGCGTAGTGCGGGAGCCCTTCGCCGCTCGCCTCGTAGTAGTCGATCAGGCGCACCTCGCCGCGCCCGACCTGCTGGCAGAACCAGATCGTGGTCGAGTCGCCCACCCCGAGATCCCAGGCCGTGGTCACCGGCAGAGACGGGTCGTAGGGCACAGACGTGATGCGGTCCTCTTCGTCCGCCTCGTCAATGTATCGACCGAGGATCGAGTTCTTGACCGCCGATACCCGCACGCATTCATACTCGCGCGCGAACTCCTCCCGGCTCATGACCTTCTTCGCGTCTTCGACCTCGGCCGGGTCGAGCGACTGCGACGAACTCACCGGGTAGATTCGCCGGAACCAGCCGTCCTGTTCCGCCATGTCGTAGAGCTGCCCGAGCGCGCCGTTGCTGTATTTGAAGGTTCCGATCGCGTAGAAGTTGCCCTTCCGGTCAGAGATCGCGGGCCGGATGATCTCGGTGAACAGCTCCAGCTTCGTCGTGTCCATCTCGTCGGCCACCACGTCGTCGAAGTAGAGACCACGCAGGCGATCCGGGTTGTCCGCGCCGAAGAGGCGGATCCGAGCCCCGTTCATGAAGTCCATCCGCAGCTCGGACTCGTTCACCGTGAACACGCCGCGCGGCATGACCGCGAGGTATCGCTTCAGCTCGTCCCAGAGGACCGCCTTCGCCTGCTGGTAGGTCGGGGCGATGAACGCGGCACGGTAGTCCGGCTTCTCGGTCGAGAGGCACTTCCTGATCAACTCGTTCGCAAAGCAGACGCTCTTGCCCCATCGGCGATGGGCGACGATCACGCCGAACCGATGGTTCGACACGAGATCATGCACCTCCCGCTGCTGTTCGCGCGGGCAGTACGGAATCTCTATGTCCTGGAATGCTGCGCTCAAAAGGTGAACGCCTCCAACTCGATGGGCTCCTGGACTCCATCGTCTTCAGCCAACGCTCGCTTCTTGGACCGCTCCCACACAAGAACCTGCTCGCCGTGTCGCAGGTCTTCTCGAAGCATCGCGTCGATCTCGAGTACGTTGAACACGGCTATCGAGACCGCTTCGGCATCTTCGACGGGGGAGGAGTGAAGGGAGGGCACGTCTGCGGAGCGCCCGCGCTCTTCTTCGGCATCTTCTCGGTCGGGGGAGTGAAAGGCTTCGAGCCCCCGTTCACCTTACTGCTGTAGTCCATGACATCTCCTACCACTTGGTCTTGTCCGCCCAGTAGGCGGCGGACATCTTCCCCTTGTCGATGTTCCGCTTGTGCCTCGCCTTGAAGCTCGCGCGTCGATTCTTTGTCGCCTCGGACTCGCCCTTCTTCGGCTTGCCCGCGCCGCTGACACCTTGCTGGCCGAAGCGGATCAGCTTGACCTTGTCGCCTTCCTTCGCGAGTACCGCGTGGCTCTTCGTCGGGTGACTGCTCGTTCGCTTGGGCTTGTTGTATCCCGCAAACTTCTCGCCCCGGTATTCGATCGCCATCACTCTCCCCGGCTCGCTCGACGACCGGCCTCGGCCATCGGCTGAATGAACTTGCGAGTCATCTCCCCGTGGATCCCGTTGCCCAGCACCTTCTTCGCCTGGCCCCAGTTGTCGGGGATCTTGAAGCTGTCCGGCAGGCCCATCAGCCGAGCCATCATCCGCCCCGTGACCCGCTTCACGCGCCCGTCCGGCATCATGATTCGCGGAACGCTGGCGGCTGTAGAGGTGAGCGTCGGCGCTGCCCCGCCGGCATTGGCTGCATAGGCGCGGCCCTTGCTCGCGGAACCGCCCATCGTGATGATGGGCTGGCTCGGGTCCAGGAGGCCGTCGTCGATGTCCTTGCGGAGCCGGCGCACCTCCCAACTCTCATTCCCACCCCGGCCCTTGAACGGCATGTCGGGTGCGTCGTCGATCAGGTCTTCGACGAGCGCATACCAGTCGGAGGGGCCGGACTTCTCCGGCAGAGCAGGCAGAGGCCCGTCCAGGCTGGCCCGAATCAGAAGCCGAGGCCGATGCTGAGCTCCGCCGTAGTCGGCCGGGTTCACGATCTGGACATCGACCGCGTAGCCTTCGTTGTCCAAAGCATCGAGGATCTCGTCGAAGAGGACGGTCTTCTCGTAGCCCGGGACGTTCTCGATCGTGACCGCCGGCGGCTTCGCGGCAGAGATGACCTCGACCACCTTGTCGGCGCTCTTCTGGTCGAAGGTGTCGATCTCGCGACCCCTCTTCGCGCAGCTCAGGTTCTTACATACCGGCGAGGCGTGGTAGAGGTCTGCGCCTTCGACTTCGCTCGGATCGACATCGAACACGCTCCTGGGCTCGTAGTTCGTCCCGTGAGCCTCGTTGTAGTTGCCCACGATGCCGGCGTCGTACTCGACGGCAGAGATGCTTTCATGCGGCCCGATAGCGCCCTCGACTGTGCCAGTGCCCGAGAAGTGCGTCGCGATCCGCGGAAGCGCGGGCTGCGGAGCGCCGGCCAGCGTTTCGATCTGCGCGTTGTCTCGAGGGATAAAGAGGCTGGAGGTCGAGGGCGCGGGTTCCACAGCAACAGGTTGGTCTGGCGTCAAAGCGATGTACGACCGGCCCGGCTGGACATCCTGGCCAGTCCCGAGAAGGTTCAAGCCCGAATCGAACTGGTTGTCGTAGTAGAAACCCTTGATGCCTAGCGGCTCCACTGCGTCTCTCATCAACCGATTGACCGCCAGCGCGAACTCTTCAGGGTCAGTCGCAAGCTCGTCTTCGATGGCTTCATAGCGATCCATCAGTTCGCCGAAGCGGTCGTTGTCGATGAATCCTCTGTCCGCCAGATCCTCAATCAATCGGAACGCCGTGAAGCCATTCCCTTGACCTGCGATCTCGACGAAGCCCTTCGTGTCGAGGTCGTACTCGCGCGAGGTCAGGTTGCTCGGCAGTCGCCCGCCCTTGATCGCGGCGTTTGTCGCGAGTTCCGGGCTCGCCGCAAAATGGAACCCGATCTCCGAGCGGCGCGGGTCGAAAGCGTCGAAGTCGGCGTCAGTCGAGTGATAGACGCGAGTCGGTCCCCCGACCGTGCGATACGGCGCGCCCACCGGCATGTCGCCGATCAGGTCGGGGTCGGTGCGGCTCGGATCGACGTAGGTGAGGTCGTCGCTGAACATGACGTAGTTGTGCGACCCGTGGACGCCCTTCTTCCCACGGCTGAGCTGATCGAGGTATTGCGACCCAGGAATGCCCGCGTCTCGCAGCTTCTCCATGCCCACTCGAGACGGTCTGCCTAGCGTGTCCTTGACGAGATCGCGGCCGGTAAGCTGATCAAGAGTCGGCGCAGTCCGGGCCAGCGCCTCTTCCGCCTCCGCGCGGGTCGGATAGTCCCCGACGACCTGGCCGTTCACATCGACAGCGCGGTAGTAGTTCGCGTTGTAGTGATCGGCACCGAGCTGCCCGACCCGGCCGCGAGGCGCGCCGTCTGCGTACTGCGGGAACGCCTTGAGAACCTTCTCTAGAACAGCCGGAGGCTGCTGGCTGAGCGGGAGGTCGAGGTCGAGCAGGTCTTCCTCGTTCACGTCATGCAGGACGCCGTAGATCGCGTTGCCGCGCTCGATCTCGACACCGTCGTCCAGCGCGTCCATCGCGTGCTGCTTCTGCGCCTTCAGCCGCTCGATGATCTTGGCGCGCTCAGCCTCTCTGCCGTCGAAGCTACTGCTCGTCTCCGCGAACTCGATGTCTTTATCAAAGCGCCGCAGGTACACGTCAGCCCCTGCATCCACGTCGTAGTCGGCGCGCTCGATCTCATTCATCAGCCCGCGCAGCGCAATCTGTTGGTCAGTAAGCCCCGAGCGGTTCGCGACATCCACGATCTCGCCGCCGACTCGGATCTCGTTGGTCTTGCCTCGCTGGTCCCGATACTTGGCAGCGGTGTCTTCAATCTCCGCGCTGTAGTTCCCGATGCCTTCGACCTGCGCGCCCTCACCCGTAAACGCCTTGTCGAGACGGGTCGTGAGCCGGCCGAGCTCAGGGTTCATGCTCCACCGCTGCGGCGAGCCGACGAACGCGGGAATCACTGCGAGGTTCAGACCGCCCAGGCCCTTCGCGGCAGCAGCGGCACCGCTTGCGAGCGCGCCGATCTTCCCAGTCGGGTCGGGCGCAAGCATGTCGATCGCGAACATCGCGGCAGCGGGAGCGCCCTGCTCTTCCGCGTACTGCGTCGCTGCGTCCATCAGATCGACCGATGCGTTGCCGATGTAAGGGACGCGACGGGCCGCTTCATTCAGCCCGCCGAGCGCGCCCATGATCCCGCCCTGCTGGTAGCCGCGGACGATTTCCGGCACACCGTACTTCGCGGCACCGATTGCGTAGGCGGGGGCCGAAGCGACTGCTGCCCCGAGGTACGGGAGCGCCCACTGGCCCGCATTCTTCACGTCGCGGAGGTTGCTCAGCACGTTGCCACCGGCAGGCATTACCGCTGCGCCCTCCGTTTGCGTTCGAGGAATGCGCTGATCGTGTCTACAAGCTCAGCGTCGATCTTCTGAGCCGGGAGGCCCATCTCGTACCCGCGATAGTTCGACGGGTCTTTGCCAGCGGCGAGCTTGCTGTTGACGTGGTCGCGGTAGAACAACTCCTGCGGCACAAGAGAGTCCAGACCGCCGAGGTACTCGCCCTTGATCTGCGTGTCGTATGTCGAGTGCGGCACCGCTACTCGAGACGCAGGGATCACGTCGTCTGTCATCTGGGCGAAGGCGAAGCCCGTGTCGCCTACGTTGACTCCGTACAGCGCAGGGTCTGTGACCGCCTTGCGCGCCGCTCCAGGCTGCGGGAACCCCGCGTAGCGGTGATCCTTCACCTCCATCAGCTTCACGAACGCCTTGCGGCTATCCCCGCTCGCACCGTCGAGCCACTCTTGCAGTCGCTCTGAACCGACGCCTGGAAAGCTGCGATCGACTTTCCGCATGTCGCGGTTGAACGCGCTCCTCCCGCCCGGCTTAATTCGCGCGCCGGGAAGCATCCCTGCCAGCGTGTTCGCGGTGAACTTCGCGTAGTCAATGCCCTCGGGAGCCTGCGGGAAATACGCGCCGACGACATCGGCGTCGAACTCGTCTTGCAACTCGCGCGTCCTGTTCGCGAGCGTCGTGATCCGGTTCTCGCCAGACGCCCAGACCGAGCCATCCTTCTGCGACGCCGGGCCGAGCATGAAGTCAGGACCGCCTTCGCGGTACACCGGACGCGCGAGGTCGATGCCGTCTACGCGCTGCACAAGCCCGCCCAGCGCGCTGCGATCTCCGACGAGCGGGAACGCGACCTTCCCTTCGAGGTCCGCGATGTCGATCGTCTGGCGAGGCGGCAGTATCTCGGTCGGCAGGACATCGACGCCGATCTCGTCGAACGGCTTGTCGAGCTGCACCTTCTGGAATCCGAAGGGATCGATCTCGTCTGCGAGCATCGGCCGAGGCTTGCCCTTCGCGTCTACGACCCCGTCACGATAAACCTTGGGAAGCGTTGGCCCCTTCGCCATCCGGCGGACAGCGCCCTGCGTTCCGCGCGCGAGGTCGCTGAGGCTCGGGGAAAGAAAGCCCAGCGCCATCTGCGCGCCGGGGCTGACACCCTGAGAGGTCGCGTAGTCGGAAGCAGCGGCCTGGAGATCGGCGACGTAGTTCCCGCCCGGCATCATCCGCGTCGCGGCGTCGAGCCCGGAGCCGATTGCGCCCCACCCCTCTTCGGGCACGCGCTTCATGATCTCAGGGACGCCGTACTTCATCGCGCCGACCGTCGAGTACGCGCCCGTCGCAACGTCTGCGCCCACCGACGCAAGCGCGCCCAGGAACCTGTTCGGCAGGGTCTCGACGAACTGCTGCATGCCGCCGCTAGGCATCGTCGTCGCCCCCACTCGAGACAGGGGGCGTGTCGCGCCAGCGGAACCGAAGCTCGCCGCCGGCTGGACCGCTGATCTCGTGCGCGCTCTTCTCGCCGTACTTCGCCCGGTTCATGCGAGCGAGTACCCACTTGCGCGAGTCGATGCGGACCCGGCGAGCGTTCGTGACCTCGTTCGAGACCGAGACGTGGTCGCCTTCGAGGCCGTCCGCGAGGTCGAGAACCTCGTCGAAGTACCGCTCCGCCTGCGCTTCTCGAGCTTGCGCGTAGTTGTCCGAAAACTCCGGGGGCGCGTCGGCGCGACCAGAACGCCAGAAATAGACGGTTGAGCGCGCAGGCATCCGCTCTTCAGAGCAGATCCGCGTCAGCGATTCGCCGTCAGCCAGGCGTCGCAGGATCTCGTCAGCGATCTCTTCGCTGTAGACGGTAGGTCTACCCAAGCCCACCCCCCGATGGTCTCACGAAGAGAATGAGCCTTCCTAACGCCAAAGCCTCCTAGCCGTTAGGTTCCACGCGGAACGCAAATCGAGCGGGGACACCCGATTTCGACTTTCGATGTCCCCGCCCGTCCGCATATACGCAAAAGCGTCTACACGTCGGGGACACCCGATTCCCGCTTTCGATGTCCCCGCGACCACGCGCGCTGCCTACAGGCGTTCGAGCAAAAGACCTGAGTGCTACGAAAGGCCCTGAACTCAGCCCAGCATCCTGGAGCGGGGCAGACCGCAACCTCGACCAGGGCCTCGACCCGCTTGACCCGTCTAAGCGGCCCCACGCGCTCGAGAGCCTTTGAAACTCCCTCCCTCGAGGCTTCGGAATCGCTCAATGACGCCAGCCCGCTGGATAGAACGTCTTCGGAACCCGGCCCTTCAGTCGATCCCACGCGCGCGCTCGCTCTTCGATCTGCCAACGCTCCGCCGCGCAGCTCGCGCAGTAGCGCCAGGCCGGCTGGTCTCGCCACCACGGGTAGACAGAAGACTCCCACCGACTTTCGCACCGGTCGCAGACGTGCGTCGCGGTCCTCACGATCGCTTGGCCTACCTGCCCCATCAGTCCTCCGCCTCCTGAACCATCCCCACCCGACGCTCACCGTCCGGCTCGCCATTCACCGTCTCGTCGAACCGCGTAAGAAAGTCCATCCACTCCTCCTCCGAACAGTCGAGATCGATCACAAACTCGCGACCCATCAGACTTCCTCCACTCGGATTCGGATCCGCCCATCCTTGGGGCTGACCTTCACCCAGTTGTATGTCGGCGACCCGATCACGCTCGGCTTGTCGTCCTCGATCACGCCCACCTCGACCAGCCCGTCTTCGACGCTCTTGAACGAGGCGCACAGGTTCGTCACGTCGGGCTCCTTGCTCGAATACCGCTCGAACGTGACTCGGGCCTTTGAGAGCGGCTCGTCGGGTAGGTAGTGATTCTCGAGGACGGCCTGAGCGACCGCAGCCTTCCAGCGCTTGGCCTCGGCGTACCGGCTGCGCCAGTGACCACCCCCTGAGCCCGCAACCTGGAGACGAGGAAGGCCCTTCACGAAGATGTCGAGGACGTAACCCATCACCACCTCCAGACGAGCAGGCCGGCGAGGACGCAGATCGCGACCTGCGCGCCGATCAGGTAGGCCGTGAAATCGCGATAGGCGTCGCGCACGCGATCGAGGGGGGCGAACTCGGTCTTCCCCGACGGCATGCCCAGGATGTGATGCACATCGCCTGGAGGCCACTGATTCCACTCCCGAAGCGCGCAGAGCGCCGGAGCGACGAGCCCGAGCGCGAAGTGTGCGAGCTGCTCAAGCGGCTCTTGCCATACAGGCTTTCCCATTCAACCTTCCTCCTTCATATCGACCCAGACGTATTCACGCGCCCGATCGATCGCTTCGCGCAGACTGCGCGTACCCATCGAGAACCCGTCGATCACCCAGACCTCGACGCCCTCGACCTCGACCAGATGGAGCGACTCGCCGCACTCAGAGTCGAGCCAGTCGAGCCTCTTCGAGTCTTCCCACTCGCAGGCCGTCGAACACTCCGCACTACTCAAAGTGGAACTCCTTCGCCTCGTCGATCGCGAGCTCGATCTGCTCC